TTCAAAGTCATACTCTCTGTCTGCTTTACGCAAGATTTCAGTACGAATCTTTGATTGAGTCACCCATGACAAGAATTTTTCATCTTGAATGACTTTTTCAAAGTCTGGGTGTGCATTTTTCAGTTTAGCCATTGCCTCTTGCATTCTAAGTTGTGCGGAAACTGTTTCAGCTTCTTTAATCTTAGGATGATTAGCAATTGCGTAGTCTACAGCCTTTTGAGGGTCATCGAAGAAATCAACCTCTTCCGTGCTGTTGTGGGCTTCTTCTTCTTTTGCGAGTTGGGCCTTAACAAAGTCATCGACTATTTTACGCAGTTCGCCAACTTCGGAACTTTGACGTCCCATTGCCTTCTCTGCTTCTTGATGCATCCTAACAACATCTTTAATTGATTTGTTCTGATACTTCTCAGGAATTTCTTCCTCTACTTCTTCTTGTTGAGGTTGCTCCTCTTCAGGAGTCTCTTCTAAAGAAGAAATTTCTTCGTCGTTTTCTTCGTATTCGCTTTCGCTTATAAATTTTGCCATATTATTACTCCGTGCCGTAGCATTATGGAAGTTTACTTCTTAGCGGCTCTTTCATGATCTCTTGCCCACTTATCATCCGCACCGGGCCAACCGAAGCCATTGAATTTAGTAGAGATCGGAGAGATTATCCGCTGTGCTGTGTTACCGCATTCAAGGCAAGTGGCAAAAACATCACTGTTATCCACCCATTGCTCTTCAATGTGATTACATTCTGTACATTTGAAATCGTAACGCCTAATAGCCAACGTCTTTATCCTCTTCAAGCAGAAGATCGTAGTTGTCTTGTAAGCTCAATTCAAATCGTAATATTTGTTGAAGTATTCTTCTCTCTCCTTGTATTAAGAGAAGCTGTCTTTCATCTTTGATGTCTTCTATAGAGTAACTATCAAAGATTCCTTCCATGTCTTCAACAAACTGTTGCCAACCCTTTGTACGAAACATCTTAAAGTAGTTATCGTACTGAGTCTGTAGTTCTGTATCCAAAAGAATTATCCTTTTATTAAGAGGTTCTTTGAACTATGTAAAATAGTATAGCATACTTTTTATCAAAAGTCAAGAGGTTTCTTCAACTTTTTTACTGTTGGAGGTTTTCCTGACCGGGGAACGCTGGTCTTGGAGCTGTTGGAGTAGTTGGTCTACCTTCTGCTCCAAACGGCTGACCTTCTGGTCTACTAGCAGGGATACCTTGTCCCATTCGAGATTCGTTAGCATTTGTCACTCCTTGTGATGCTCTGTTGTTAATTTCTTGCTCTTTCAAGTATAACTCTGCAATCTTAGCACGGCGTTGGAATTCTTTTTCGTCTTCGTCGCCGGGTTCAAGATTAGCGGAGATAGCCTTGATTCGATTTGTTTCAGCTTCGTATTGATTCAATGCAATATCTGCTTTGATCTTTTCAGCACGTGCGGTAGACTCTTCAGCCTGACCATTGAATGCATTAACCTGAGACTGCAATTGAGCTTGCTGAAGTTGCTGTTGCGCTTGTGCGGCTTGTTGTTGCTCTGGTGAAGGCTTCTGTGATTGACGCAGAGACTGGATCAATTCTTCACGATTCGATAAGTTCATATGGTCAATAATTGCTTCAAGCAACTGTGCGTACATTGGACTTGTTTTGTCCATTGTCTGCAATAGCTGTACAAGTTGTGTCACTTCATACTCACGGGCAATAATACCCAGTGATGATGTTGGTACAAATTTAAAGTCTTTGACAGGATAAAGTTCTGGAGTAAATTGCATATATCTCCAAGCACTTTTCTCAATAAAAGGTATTAAGAAAGATTCTTGGAAATTAAGAAGAGTTCTTTTATGTCTCTTAATAATAGCACCAAGTCCCATACTAATACCAGCCGCTGTAGACTGTGAATTAATTGATCCCGGAATACCTGCAGAGTCTATTGCCCCGGTAGCTTGTTGGACCATTGTCATCAAATCTTTAGCTTGTGCAAATGACACTTGATCAAGTTGCCCAAACTGGAATGGCTTGAGGATCTCTGAAGGGTTACCATTGGTTAAAATAGCTTTACCCGGACGAACCTCCATTTTAGCGCCACGAGGGAGCCTAGAAGCGTCCACAGCAAGCATAGGATGCACAGTCAATGCCAAGGCATCAATACGAGCACGAAGCTCTGTATCAAGGGCTTTCTGACTGTTATAGCCTTTTTCACAAATACCACGGCCCCAGAAACGTCCGGGAACAGTATCCCAAGCAAAAGCAACAACAGGGCGATCTTGCATCATGTAGGGATTTTCTTCAATCTTAAGCAATTGACCACCATTAGCAATAACAGCGACAATTTCAATGTAGTCTTCGTTTTGTAATGTAGACTCACTTTCGCTTTCTAAAAGATCAGCAACTTCTTCGTTGTCGTCTTCAATTAAAGCCATATCAAACATCCAACGAGGTACTAAACCATAATATTTAGTTAGGCGTACTTTGTCATCTGAATAAACTGTTAAGTCTTTGTCAGGCTCTAAGTCGCTGTCTTCGTATGAAGATTCGATTAAGATATCACGGTAAACACCATCATTAGCTAACATTTCAACTTGATGTTTAGGTACATATTCATCAATAGCTACACCTAATGCAGAGTCTACATCAGTGGCTACAGGATCAATTAAAAAGTTCTGAGGTAATACAGACTTTAACTTAACAACAAAACGATCACGTGTTTCTACACCAACGGCTGTAAGTTCGCCTCCCATTGCAGGGCGGGTAGCTGGCTTCATTTCTTTCATTTCTTCGATGACAAGCTCAGCAATACCTGTACCGAAGACTGCAGAGTTTAATACGGCTTCAGCAACTGATTTGCGTATTTTAGTGCGGGAAAAGTCTTCATCAAGTTGTTTCTGTAAAAGCGCAATGTCTCTTGGCTCTTGATCCATTAAGTCGTCTTTAATAGAGAAGAATCGTCCTCTACCAAATGTCGCTTCTTCCACTTCAGCAACAGCAGACTCTACAGCTTGTTGCAGTGCAGGAGAGATAATCCTAGAGCGTTCTGATTGACGCATAACATCTTCTTTTGCCCAGATGCCACGCCATAAACGGTAGTATTCGTCAAAGTTTTCAGCGTAATTGGCTTCATAGTGATCACGCCATTGTTCGCATTTAGTCATAATCCAGCCTACTAAGGCTTGATCATTCTTTGCATATTCCATATCAATATCCTGCTATTGGGTCTATGATTTCAAATTCTTCTTCCTCAAAGTCAACATAATAGCTAACTTTGGCAAGTTGGTCTACGTAAGCAAGTGCATCAACCAAGTCATCATGCACTAATGGGTTAGGAAACTGAAATAGTTCATCTAAAAACTGTGTATTCCATTCACCTTCAGAGAGTGTAATTTGGCTATGCTCAAAGCGCCCCTGTAACGCCCAAACAATACGATCAATCTTTTTCTTGTTACCGTGTGTGAGTTCTTCAACACGAAAGTAACGATTACCGCTTTTCATTAAGTCTGTAAGGTAGGGTATTACAGCATTGCGTAAAGCACCCTTTTCAATACCTACAGCAACAGGTTGGTAGTGGTCTACAGCCTCAAATATTTTTCTAGCAGTTTTTTTAATATCCCATCTACCAGATATTATGTCTGCAACCCACCATCCATTCATACCTGCTTTAACAATAGCAATTGCTGTTTTATCCAGCCTTTTGCCTTTACCAGTAGCATTAGAAGCTACATCAGCAAAACCAGCTAAGTCAACAGCAATATAATAATCACCGTCATCCGGTTCTGTATTGCTAAATTGTATCCAGTCTTCTTTGAAGATCTCAGAACCAAGTGCTTCAAAACTCGCCATAAATTCCTGACGGAATGCATAGGATGACATTGACTGCTTAGCTGTGTCAATCTCTTCCGGGTCAAGCAACGGATTATCGTAGCTGGTAAAGTGCCATGCTTGGTACGTTGGATCATCATTCAGCTCTGCATACTTAAACAAGTCGTAGAAATGATTTCGACCAAGCGGAGTACCGATAAACAAGGCAGAGCCTTTTTGGTCAGCCAACGCAGGACGTAATACTGTCTCCCAGACAGATGGCTTCATATCCGCATATTCGTCCAATACCAAGAACTTTAAGGATACACCACGCATCGTTTCTGGTCTATCAGCGCCTTTCAAACTGATCGTCGCACCATTAATCAATTTGATTTGCATATTGTTTACATGAGAGCCTGTAATCACAGGATTACCAAGCTCTAACAATGTATTCCACATAATGTCTCTAGCCTGACCCTGAGTAGGCGCTACGTAGAATACATGGCCTCTATCAGTCTGTAGAGCATTAATAATAAGCAACCAAGCCGCTAATCGAGACTTACCAGTTCGTCGTCCAGCGGCAACAATCTTAAAGCGCACCGAAGAGTTAAATACATCTTGTTGCCAAGGTAGCAACTCAACATTAAGCTCTGTGCTCAAGCAACACCCTTCATCATTTCAACAAGCTCAACACCACGTGTTTTAACCTGCCGATACCATTTAGAGTCTACCATTTCTTCAGCGGCTTTTGCGTAGTTTCCTTCATTGACTGCAGTGATCATTTTTTTAAATTTTGATAATCGATTGCGTCCAAGATTAAAAGCCATGTTAACACAGACACGTTGTACAGTGTCGGGTTGTGAACTAAAGTTTAAGAAAACAGCACAGGCGTCTGTATAGGCATCATTGACATCAGAGTGAAATACATTTAAAATTCTTTCATCAGTAACTGGAGAACCAACAGGCCAAGTAAACTCTGGGTCATCTTCTGTGACTAAGTGACCGATGCCGAATGTTGGTAAATGTTCTGAGTCTAAATAGACTTCAGTGACATATCCTTCGTGGCGTATAAGGTCTTCTTTAATTAAGTCAATCAGATTCTGGTTCAACATCTATTATATCTCCTTGTTGTTCTTCTGAGCCTGTAATAATTGTATCCCCATTGACTCCTGTAATCGTAATAGAAACAGAACTCTTACCACCGGACATCTTATCTTTTTCAAAATAAGACAATGGCAAGACTCTATCCATACACATTTTTAAAGCGGCCATTTGACCCGGATGCTCATCATCCTGAGCAATTTGTATTATTTTACTAATCACATGATCGCCTGATGTAGCAAGCAATCGAGCTTTAAATTCATTAATTCTAGCGGCATCGCCGGGTGGTCTACCTACAACGCCTCTATTGCCTTTCTTTTTAGCAACAATTTCGCCTTTTCTCGGTCTACCACGGCCTCTTTTCTTTGGTACTTCTTCATTCATCGTTTGGGTCATTCAAGATTCTCCACAATGCTTATATCATACCACAGAATTTATCAAAAGTCAAGCTATTTTTAACATAATCCTGTTATTTATACGTCTGCACAATTTCTTTAGGGACTTCAAAGTGTTATATTATAACAAATAAGACATAAAAATCAATTAATTTATCACTTTTGTATTATATTTTGCTTGACTTTTTTAATTTTGGCTTCTAGCAAGTCTGATAAGCACCAACACAGATGTTGAAGTCTATAAAGACACTCCCGGCATCAAAAATAGACCCCATCAAAGATAGTATAGCATAACTTTATAGGTCTGTCAAGTTATACTTTAGTCTAAGAAGCTGGGCTGAATGCGAATCATTTGCATTACGATTACGATTTGCATAGACTTTGAAGAGTTGGCACGATAATTGCAACTGCAAAAACTATGCCAGCTTTGAAGATCTGTAGAGTTGGCACGATTGTTGCTTGGTTGGCTGTGAAGTCTTGCAAGAACTATGCCAACTTTATAGTCTATGCTATACGACTAATGTCTAAGACTATAAAGCTAGAAAAGAATAGGTCTATATAGTACCCTAAAAGGTTAAGACTCTGAAGGCCTTAACTGACACAAAAAAAAACCCGGTAATGAACCGGGCCTTTGTAGTTAACCGAATAGTAAGTCTATGATGAATTCTATGGCATCATCAATCCAATTGTTCATCATAGGATTAAATAGTCATAGTGTACGGCGCTAACATGGTCACCATCAATCCAGCGCTTAGGGTCCTTTTTAGCTATTAGCTTGCACCAGCTATCCCATAGCCAGCTAGTGCGGCGAGACTTGCAAGCGCTAATATAGGCGTCGATTTTTTTGCGTTGAGTTTCTGGCTGGCATTTTTTGTCCAGGCATAAAACGGACGGCGCTATATTCAAGCGCCTAAGATTGTGAACGTCTATACAACCGACACGCCCGGCGAATAGCTGGCAACAAAAACCAGCCTTTGCAAGGCCTAGGCCCGGAACCTGCAAAAATGCTTGCATCAATTCGCTGTCGGTTTTTGCGTCCATTGCATCCCGGTATAAAGTCTCTTTATGTTCCTGCAACCAATCAAAAGTTTTGCGCTTGTTGCCCCATACGAAACGACTATCAGCGCCTA